TTAACGGGCCGAACCGTTCGTTTTCTGGCGCTTGGCGTAGTCGACGATGACTTGCGGCGTTAGCTGCTTCTTGTCGACCATGATCGCTTCGAAGGGCGATTCGGCGTCGCTGACGCGAACTTCGTAATAGGCAGCCGCATAGGCCATGTTGCCGTCGGGCATCGGAATGTACTCCGGCCGCTCGCGCGGGATCGGGCCGATTTCCGGCAGCATGACGAATTCGTTGAACGACGCCGGCTGCTGGGCAAACTGCGGCACGGGCGCGGCCATCGCGGTGACCGGTTCGCTGACGTCGAGCGACGCCTTGGCCGGCACGGTGATGGTGCCGAGGCTTTGCTTGCGGAACGGTTCGTTCGAGGCAACCATCACGCCGGTTGCAATCTGCCCTTCGGGCATGATGCTCGGGCCGCGCTGGCCCTTCTCGACATAGGACGCCATCAGGTAAGGCATGTCGTTACCTTCGAGCGGTGCGCGGCCAACATATTGCACCTTCACCTGTGCGCTGCCCTTGCGCTTGATGTCGAGCAGGTCTGCCGTTTTCGAGGAAACGTCGATGATGCGGCCGTATTCGTAGGGGCCGCGGTCGTTGACGCGCACGATGACCGAGGTGCCATTTTCCATGTTGGTGACGCGGGCGTAGCTCGGCAGCGGAAACGTCGGATGGGCGGCCGACAGATGCGCCTTGTCGTAGACTTCGCCGTTGGCGGTCAGGCGTCCGTGGAAGGCGGAGCCGTACCAGGATGCCATACCCGTCTTGTTATAGCCGAAGTCTTCCTTGGGCTGGTACCACTTGCCCTTGACCTGATAGGCCTTGCCGACCTGAAAGCGTCCGCCGCCCTTCGGGATGTTGTTGCCGGTGGCAACGCGCGGGCTCGCCTTTACGCCATAGACGGATTCAGGAAAGTACTCCTTGCTCCGCGCAGTTTTCTTGACATTCGACGTGGAGCCGCAGGCGGCAAGCGTTACGCACAGTGCCGGGATCGCCGCAAGGCGCAGTCCCTTGACCAGATATGCCGCATTTTTATTGGAGGTCATCTGTCCCACAACATCGATCGATAAAGCCGTACTCGAAACCTTCCGCTTACCCCCAGCGGAAATCTCGACGTCCCGAAACGGAACAGGTGTGTATTCATGACATCATCAAGGCAAAAATGCGAACTCATCCACAGGCCGGCTCCGCATTTCGTGAGTTATGGTTTACGGCTGGTTAACGTGATCGGGCCCGGTGCCTGCTCTTCAAAGCGGTCGAGAAAATCTTGCAGCGACGCATGTTAATTCTTGCAAAGCGCCAAGGCTTCGCGCAATAACGCCGTGCCCGGCACGCAGTCGCGCGGTGCTTCAGGCAAGGACAGGTGGCCGAGTGGTTTAAGGCTCTGGTCTTGAAAACCAGCGTACGGGAAACCGTACCGTGGGTTCGAATCCCACCCTGTCCGCCATTTCCCTTTGATTTTGTTGGATTTTCTCGATTTTTTCACCTGGAATCAGCCGGTTATCATAACCAGGGCCAGAAGTGATCTCCCGCACCTCCGGTTGGAACATGCGAGCAATTTCGACGTTGCTCATGGATGGAAACCCAGCGCCACATAACGCCACCCTCCCCGCCCCGCGATACCTACAGCCTCGACGAATTCATTGCGGTTTATGATCTCGGCGCCAAGCGCGCCGCGGAGTTATACGAGCGCTTCGGGCCATCACGTTCGAAGCTGGACACGCTAATGGTGGCGATCCGACACTCAACCAACCGGAAATCGTGACGCGCGCTGTCCCTGTGCTAAACTGCCTCCATCCCCAGTGAGACAGCTCATGACAGAGAATCGCTACGATCTTCGCAAAGAACCTGATGGCACGTGGACTGTATTCGACATCTTCACCGGAATGCCTGCGCAGGTGAACGACGTCGAGCAGATTGGCCTAGAACTCGAGCAAGCCGACGACCTCGTCGACCTGCTAAACCTGTTGTATATCCGCCGGCGATCTGGATCAGCGCACTGATGTGCCGACCTTCTTCCGCTAGAAATCGAAGTAGACTGTAACGCCTGATCGACGATAGTAGCGGCCGTAATCGCTATAGCCATAGTAGCCTCGGTCACGGTAGCCGCCGTAGTAACCGTAGTGTCGGGGGTAACACCCGCCGTAATAGCGGCAGTCGCGTCGAGCGTGTCGCCTATCCCAACGCCTATCCCAGCGACGATCTGCGCGCCAATGACGATCACTCCGGTGCTTGACCAGCTCGACAGCGTTTGACTGCACTTGCTCGGGTTTTGGAACGAAAACCGGCGCGGCGTTTACAGGCAAGGCGAACGTTGCGGCCAAGCCCATCGCTGCGAAGGCGGACAAGAGCTTCTTCATAGCAAACTCCTCCAATGTGCTAATTACTTTGGGCTAAGCGACCTGAACCTTCGATGAACGTGCGCGCTGAAAGCAAAAAAATCACCGCCGGCTGGTGAGGCCGGCGGGGCGCTGTGGCTGCAAGTCATTTAGACGCCAAAGACCATCACGCCGTTTCCTCAGGAACAGATCGACCCGCCCTCCGTTTCCCCTGCACACCTCGACAGGAGAAACCATCCCATGGCCAAAGACGACTTGAAGGCCGGCTTCACCGGCAAACCCAAGGAACCTCTTACCGGCGTGCGCAAGGCTGCCCAGACAGCCACTGACGCTGTGAGTCGTGAAGCGAACGCTGTCGCGACCGGAGCCGCCGACCATCCATATACGGCAACTGGCCTGACACTGTCGGTCGGCCTGCTGTCGTTTGCTATTGGCTACGTGATGGGTCGATCGTCGGTCGACACCAAGAGAAGCTACTGGCGCTAAAAAGCCGTCGGCTGGTGAAGCCGACGGCGCCGCTGTGGTGGGCTTTTCGAACTGGGTGACGGGCGGCTGCCGCTGTGACGACAACCACCCGCCCGCTGCACCGGTCCAAGCGGCACAACGCCCCGCGCGGGGTCTGGATAAAGGGCCGCCCACCCTTAAGCGGACGGCCCCAGCGTGCAGTGTTACTACGCACCGCTCGCCTACCGCCTCTCGGCGGGTGCGATAAAAGGCCCCGTCGCCAACGAGGCGCCTGGGGCAAGTTGCCCGTGCAGCGGGCAGTGAACTCAGGAGGCCTGTAGGGCCTCGGCCGCGTTCTTCAGGAAATGGACTTGGGCGCAGAGCTCATCAAACCCAAGCTGGTCGCGGAGGTGGATATAGTGCAAATCCTCCATCGCGTGGATGTTCCGGAACACTTCGTCGACGAGCGTCACTGCGATCCGTGCCATCATCTGGACATCGAAGATCTCATTCCGCCATGGGTGGTGCGGGCGGCCGCTGTCAGCGCCCTGCACGTTGTTCGATAACTCCGCCTCACCGGCCGAGCGTCTTAATCTGAGGCCTTCATCGTATTCGACTGCGATGGCTGGCTGCGGTCTTAATCTGCGAACGTTGGTCATGTGCTGGGCTCCTCGTGTTGACTGCGATAATCTTTTAATGCGCTTTATACGAAATAGAGTCAACCATAAAATGCGTAGCGCGCAAAATAAAATAATGGTACGAGAGCCGGACTTAAACGAGAGATGAAGATGGCCACCCCGAAAGAACTAGTCGCCAAGATCGCTGACCTAACCGGCGTGCCGGAGGGCACAGTAATCTTGCATGACCGAAATCTACTAAATGCCGGGTTGCGAAGCGAAGGCCTGCGCGGGCGTGGCAAGTCGGTGGTGACCTATCTCGACGCCGCGAATCTGTTGATAGCGGTCGCCGGCAGTCGAAACGTCAAGGATAGCGCCAAGACGGTGCGCGACTACGCCGACCTAAAGGCGTCCACCGCGCTATCCTTCGATGTTGGCGGCCAAGATGTCACGCGAGGAGAAACGTTTGTTGATGCCCTCGCCGCACTGCTTGAAGCCGTCCCCGCTTCCCGCGAGGACTTTGCGGGTGACGACGCTGCATGGATCGACGTCTCACTCTTCGGACCTAGTCCAAGGGCTGTGATCGAGTATCAGAAGCGAGGCGCCAAGAATGCTGTCAAGCTGCAGTATGATCGCGCTTGGAAGCGCGGCGAAGCAAAAACAGGAGCCGCTGATTTGCAGTTCATCGCGAAGTTTAGCCAAGCCACGATCGGCCACGTGGGAGAGCTCCTGCGCGGCAACACGAACGATTAGCCGAGAAAATTCCGCCGGATGACGGAATCAGGCTTTGACGACACAATTCCAAGCCAATAATTTCCTGTAGCGCCCACCAAGCGCGCACCACCACATTGAGGAGACGCTGCCAGAGCGACCGGCATCCGTGCCGGTGGCAATGTGTTTTCTCGAATATGGAGGTGGCAATGGCCTCGATCGTCCACGGATTGAAGGGTCTCGCGAGGGTCAAGAAGACGTTGGCCGACGGCAGGATGATCTATTACTGTTACGCGTGGCGCGGCGGGCCGCTGCTGAAGCACAAGAACGGCTCGCCGATCCAGCCTGGCGACTCTTTGATTAAGGCCCAGTTCGACCTCGCTCATGAAAATCGACGAAATCCCAATCCCAGGACTCTTTCAGGGCTGATCGCGAGGTTCCTGGCTTCGACTGATTATACGCTGAAGAGCGCCGAGACCCGCCGGGAATACGCCCGCTATCTTGACGACATCAGAGAGGCTTTCGGTCATCTGACTTTTGAAGAACTTCAGGCAAACCCCGCCCGCGGCAAGTTCAAAGAGTGGCGCGACGGCATTTCCTGCCATCCGCGGTCGGCTGACTACGCCTGGGCGACGCTAAACCGCGTTCTCTCGTTCGGTGTCGATCGAGGAGAGCTGTCAGCGAATGTAGCGCGGCGCGGCGGACGACTGTATCGCGTTGATCGACGCGAGGCGATTTGGACCCCGAGCGACATTCTAGCGTTCAACGCAATCGCCGCGAAAGAACTCAAGTTAGCCCTCCTCCTCGGGCTCTGGACTGGTCAGCGGAAGGGCGACCTACTCTCCCTTCCATGGAGCGCGTATGATGGCAGGGCTTTCCGCCTGAGACAGAGTAAGACCGGCAGGCGGGTCTACATTCCGGCAGCGAAAGCGGTGCGAGAGGCATTGGCTGGGTCCGATAGACAGTCCCCGACAATCCTCACGAACACGCGTGGGAAACGATGGACGTCAGGCGGATTCGATTCCAGTTGGCGAAAGGCCTGCGCAGATGCTGATGTTCGCGGCTTAACGTTCCACGATCTGCGCGGAACGGCAGTTACTAGGCTAGCCCTCGCAGGGTGCTCGATAGCCGAAATCGGGGCGGTGACAGGTCATTCGCCAAAGGACATCGACGCAATTCTCCACATTCACTATCTGGGTGGACAGCGGGATCTCGCACAGCAGGCGGTGGCCAAATGGGAAGCGTGCGAGACATGATCACTGACCCCCTTTCCAAGCTCCCCATGTTCGCCACCGATCAGCAGCTGGCAGTCGCGATCGTCGGCAAAGACCGCGCCTCGATGTGGGTAAAGGCGGTTATTCCGCAGCTCGAAAAGAAAGGCTTCCCGCGGATCGATCCGCTTCATGACGGGCGACCTGTGCCGCTCGTGCGCAGATTCTACGACGGCTATTTCGGAATAACGGCGGGGTTCGCTGCCGCTGCGCCAGACGGCGCTGAGGACTTAAGTGTATGGGACAGATCGAAGCGACGAGCCAGAAGAGCCAGCAAGGCATGACGCGGTCTTCGAAGCCCGATCAGAAGCCAACCCCCGTTCTAATCTCCATGAAAGAGGTCTGCGCGCTGACCAGTCTCTCGCGCACCACGGTCAATAGACTTCGTTCGCAAGGCGGATTCCCTGCTCAGGTCGAACTCGGCGAACGCCGAGTGGCGTTCGTGCGGTCAGAAGTGCTGGCGTGGATCGAGGAGAGGGTCGCGGGGCGGACGCGCCCCCAGTGAAAGCTACGGTACCCGGCCTTTGACGATTGCGCTCAGAACGTGCGATCGTGTCGCGCTGAGGGGGACGATCAATGATCAACGACATAATCGCTTGGGGCGCCGCGAAGTGGCAGGCATCGAAACAGTTCGGCATAGACGTCATTGCAGACATCACACAAAACAACATCATGGAATGGGCGGCTTCGTCATGGGCCGCACTCTTGGGCGTTGGCGTACTCGTTCTAATGGGAGTCGCCAAAGGATGACCGCCTACCCTCCACCCCTAAATAACCGTGGATTGAGCATCCAAACACTCAACCCTGCATAGTGCGCTCTTCCCTCGATCGCAGCGGCGTGCTTACTTGCGCTCGGGCTGTTTTAGTTAAGGCTGAGGGGAAATATGAAAATTCGTTATGCCGTGCTGGCCGCTACGCTGGCTGCTTCTTCGTGCGCCAAGCGTCCAGACGCGATCGTACCTGTCGACATTCCGATGGCCGCGTACTCCAATCAAAGCTGCCAGGGTCTGGCACAGGAGCTCCTAAAGGAACAGGCCACACTGGCGAGCCTTTCCAAGCAACAGCACGACGCAGCCACTGGCGATGCCATGGGCGTCTTCCTGATCGGCGTACCGATGTCGAGCACGTTTGGCGGCGACAAGGAGGGCCAGGTCGCGGTGTCGAAGGGCAAGGTAACGGCCATCGAGTCTTCGCTGAAGGCGAAGGGGTGTAAGTAGCGTCTGACATGGTACGGGGTGTGTAAAGTGATGCAGCTGAACGACAAAAGCTCTCTAAGCGGATACGACCGTATAAATGTAATAGTCGGGAAGAACGGATCTGGCAAAAGCACTCTTCTGAGAAGAATGGATGAGTCCTTGTCGGATGGACGTGCTTGCGTTCGCTATATCACGCCCGAGCGCGGTGGAGTCCTCATCTATGATGGCAGTATCGCCACCAATCAAGAGCAGGATTCAGGGTGGATAACAGGCGTTCGGCGTCAGAACCGTTTTGATCAGTTTCGACAATCAAGTGTAATGGAATTCCGCAATTTGGAAACGCTTGTTCTACGATCTATAGAAAAAAATCACGACATCCGAGCTTCTGAATTCACTTTTGATAGTGAAGTTGCCAGAATCAACGAAGTACTGGACAGGGTTAAGCTGATACGATCCGGTGGGTCAGGTTTTGATCTCATCCACAAAGAAACTGGTGAAAGGGCGAACGCAAGAGAGCTCAGCAGCGGAGAATCTGAACTAATTAGCTTATCGATCGAAATTTTATACTTTTCCTACCTTTGCAAACAGGAGAAGTACAAGGGCCAAGAAAACTGGCTGCTCCTGGACGAACCTGATGTTCATCTTCATCCGGATCTCCAGCACCGGCTTATGTCGCTGCTCGTCAATGCCATCCGTGGAGCGGATTGCAAAGTTGCGATCGCCACGCACAGCAGTACCATTCTGGCGAGCCTCCTTGACAACGCTCAGGATCTCCGCGTCGGCTTCAAGGATCTAGTTGCAAACAACAACTTAGTATTCCGCCGAGCCGATGATGTACTTAAGTCAATATTACCGATGTTCGGCGCTCATCCACTCTCGAACGTTTTCAACAAGCAGCCGCCGCTGATATTAGAGGGTGAGGATGATGAAAGAATTTGGCAAGCGGCAGTTCGGCGATCCCAAGGGCGTATTCGTGTGTTCCCATGCGTCGCAGGCGATATTCAGTCGATGAACGCCTATGAGGTTGCCGCCAGTCAGCTCATAGCAAGCATTTACGACGACGCTCGTGCGTTTTCGTTGCGGGACCGAGATGAGCAGCCGTACGAGATAGCCAACATTGGACCAGTGATTAGAGCACGTCTCAACTGCCGCGCGGCAGAGAACCTGCTTGTTACGGACGACACGCTGGCTGAGTTCGACACCAACTGGGAAACCTTACGGGCTGGCCTAGAAAAATGGATAGCAGACAGTCCGGACCACCCGCGGTACCAAGCGGCAGTTGCCTTCAGAGCTAGTAAATGGGACAGGCAGAACTTCAGCCTTAAAGATCTGAGGATGGTAATAGTTGGCATCACCGGCTCTACAAAGCCGTGGGAAGTTGCAGTTGGACAATCCATTGCCAGGTTAAATGAGGGACGCTACAAGGGGCCTGACAGCCTGCAAGAGTATCTCGGCCCGAAGATCATCGATGGACTGCGTTTGCTCGGGTGATCGGATGACAAATACCCTCTTCGGCCCCGCTTCCGAACATATCGCGACCATGGTTCTCACTGACGACGAACGTTCTATCTCGGTGGACCTGATCGAGTCCCCTGCCGTTATGTGGGCCGAGGTCAATTACGCATGGTTGTCGCCGGCCGCAGACATAATTCGGATCGGGACGAGCAAACAGCCGATCGGTCGTCGACTGGCTGCCTACGCCAAGGATATCAACAAGCGGCTCCAGTTTGATAAGGGGGCTACACCGCTCTGGGAAGCGGAAGCATGGCTTCAAAAGTTGAGGGAGTTCGGTCACCTTGCGGCATTCGTGCATCTGCCCGATATGGTTGAAACCGTCGCGGGGCCAGTTCGGCCATACCTGGATATCGAGCGAGCTCTGATCGCGAAGCACCGCCCGGTATTGAACCGCAGCCATCGGTAGCTGCGATCACACGAACTCATAAACTTTCGTCTTCTGTCCTCGCTTTGCCACGCCCTTGAACGAGGGATGCCGCAGCTTCCTCTCTTCCGTCCAGGCGCGAAACTCGACGTCGGCGACAAACATAGGCTCTGCGAAGACGGCGCCTTTTCGCTTGAGCGTCACCGCGGGCTTCGCGGCCGGGATCGCGTCAAGCAGTCGGCGCAGGTCGCTCGATTCCTTATTCGTCCATCCGGTACCGCATCCGCCGACATAGACGAGGGCCTCGCCCTTCTTCGCCGCCAACAGCAACCTGCCGATGGCGCCAGGCACGGTCGACGGCTCGTAACCGACGATCACAAAAATATCGCGTCGAACGCATTTGATCTTCAGCCATTCCGGCCGGCGACCCGACCGATAGGGCTTATCCCGTCGCTTCGCGATGATGCCTTCGAGTCCCATCTCGCACGCGACCTGGAAGAACTCGGCGCCGTCGGCGTGCACCTCCTCCGAGAAGCGGATCGCGCCAGTCCTTCCAGAGACGATCGGTTCAAGCAGTTGCCGACGTTCGGCAAGCGGCATCATCCTAAGGTCCTGGCCGTCGAGATAGAGAAGATCGAAGGCAAAGAAGATGATCTCTGCGGCATCGTGAAGGCTCGGCTTCTTGCCCACGGCGCGCTGCAGTAGCCCGAAATCTGACCGGCCTTGGTTGTCGAGAACGACAGCCTCACCGTCGATGATCATGGAGGCGTGCCCGAGCTCGCGCGCCTCGGCGACGATCAAGCCGAACTTCTTCGTCCAGTCGTACCCGCCGCGGGTGATCGCCCTCACCTCGCCTTGCTCGACGTGGACCGCGAGCCGGTAGCCGTCCCACTTCACCTCAAAAGCCCACTCCGGACCTTTCGGCGGCTTGTCGACCAGGGTTGCAACGCAAGGATCGACGCGGCGGGGTATGGGTTCGGGAAGCGCCGCGGGAACTCTTTTCTTCCTGAGTGTTTTAGCCATTACGCATTAACGCCTGAAAAGCGAAAATGTCTCAGTTGCAGCACCGGAGGAAGAGAATGCCGAAGTCATCGATTTTTGCGTCGCCGAAGAGGAAAGACTCGTACCCCGATCGGGATTTGGATTGCCAATTAGCGCTTGAGGAAATCTTCCACGCGGTAGTCGAGGAAGCTGAGGACGCCGGCTGGTCTGAGCGAGAAGTCTGCGACGCCCTAATCGAACTCGCGCATAACCACTGGCTCGCCGTCGACGCCAAGGATACGATGTTCGAAGATGCCGTCGGCGTGATCCTTCGAAAGCCGAAGGCACCCCTGCTCAATTGACCTATTCGCCCTGCATCCGTCGCAGGCACCAATCCCAATAGGTCTCGACCATCTCGGTGGCCTCGCGCGCAGTATCGCAATAGCCTTGGTTCGGCATGGGGGGCGATCCGTTGAAGGTCCGAGGGACGGACCCGGCCCAGTTCCAACGGCCAGCCGTCGGGCCGCCTGTCTCTTTCCGGATGCGGCCTATGTAACCAATGCCGTCGAAGCCGAGCCAATCGAAATCGGTCGGCGGGTCGTTGGCGTCCAGTTCGGTGCGGCGCCACTGGTAACGGGGCTGGTAGGGCTCGGTCATGCCTTCGACTCACGTCCGCGCTGGGTCTCTGCCCAAGGCATCACAGATTTTCTGCCACGATTTCGATCCCATTCCCATCATCCGCAACGCGTCCGTCGTGGGAACGTGCTTCATGTCGTCGGCGGTCTCATACCCCCGCCGCTTGGGCTCGCCGAGGAGCTTCGGGTTTCTCAGTCCCAAGTCTGAAAGCTTCGTGGTCATGCCCGCATCAGATCAGGCTTTCGCTCGACGCGCAATTTGTAGGATTCTCTAAAAGGCTCGGAATTAGTCGCCGCACGTGATAGTCTTAGAACGAGCCCGAGTGATCCTTTCGCCTGCTCGGGCTTCTTGGCACAGCACATTCCTCGGCCCCGCACTTTGGGGCCATTTTTTTTGAAGGCAGGAACCATTCCTGCGTTCCGGCGTTTTCCCCTAGTCCTGACCCGCTTTGCACGATCGGGAAGGCACAGAGTTTCACAAAGTCCCCTGTGAAGTCTCTTCGATAAGCGCATCTGGCCTCGCCGTCTCAGCACGACGAGGCCTTTCATTTTGCCCTGCGCCTCTCAGCAGTTGCCTAACCGAAATTGATTAGGCAGGCTCACCCCCTAGTATGATTGTGCCCGACCGGCATATTTGCAACGATGCAACCGTGGTTGTACAACAGAACTATTCATAGTTGTGTATTCATTGCCGTGCGATCACTGAATAATGTACGCATTGCGTTTTTTATGGTTTGACGACCTTCCACGATGAGGCCCCGCATCCCCTGCGGGGCTTCATTCGTTTGAGTGCGTGCGAGCTTAGGTGAGCCCCGTCAAATGCGCCCTGATAGTTTGCGAGGGTGCCGACATTGACGCCAATCAGCACCGTTGTACCCTGCCCTTCATGTCCCTCACCACCGCCTTCATCTCTGAGCTCGTCTGGGCGGCCAACCAGGCCGAACACTTGACCAACTTCGAAAAGCGCCGGCTACTCGAGCGCGCAGTCATCACCATTCGAGAGATGCGCGAACAAGTCGGCATTCCAAGCAGCAATACCGAAGCTGATGCCGTTATCGACCTGCAGACCACGGCAGCGGGGATCGATAGGCGGACTCATGACCAGGTAATGGCCGCACTACTCGACGCGGCCGACATGATCAGGACGCTGCGGATTATTTTGGATGGGAAGGAATGACACTCACGATGTGGATGATGGAGCACTGTGCGGTTCGCTGCCCTCGCTGTCGTGGGTAGCTATGCTTTTCCGAGCAAAGCTTCGACAACGAATGCAGTCAGACGGATTGCTAAAAAGCTCGCGGCAAACAGAAGAACGAGGAAGATCGCTGTTCCAAACTTAGCTCGTGAAGGGGGCAGCGATGCAAGCGGTTCTGGCATGCTGGAGTACAAACGCGACACCCTCCTGTCATTATTTTCGTTCGCCAGCTCGCTGACGTTCTTCATAAGCTCCTGGTATTCTGGATCGATGGCCAGCCGCTCTGCCTCACTTGGCGTTTTGAGCTCAAGTTTTGGAGGCGCAGGTTTAGAGCCGCCTGACGCAAAATGTAGAGGCTGCTGCGAAGTGTCGACGCGGGTCGATTGCTGGACAATGGCTTCGAGCAACTGATGGAGGTCGTCTGGTTTCCGAGATTCGCGGTTACGGCGGGAGATCAAGGCGATGCTGGCTGTGATGGCGGTGGCGCCGATGCCGCTAAACAACCATTCTCGCTGTTCCCACAGGAAGACGCGGAAGGGCGCCGTGGCGTTCCAGGTATCACTGACCCAAGCCCAATAATCTTCCAACCTCCCCTCCCTCAAGAAGCTGCCACCACAGGTTAGGCGCGAAGATAAAAAAGAAAAAGCTAATTTTTCCAGGGCCCCGTTCAATGGGATCCTCGTTTGCTTAAAAACAAAAAAAGGCCCTCCCCAGTTAAGGAGAGGGCCTTGATTAGGTGCGTGTATAGCGCGGAAACTACGCTTCCTGCGCGGCCGCCACCTTGGCGTCTCTGACCGTCTGAAGCGCCATATACATCTTGCGTTCGCCTTCGACGAAGCGCTCGAAGCCGTAACCCTCGTAGATTTCGGCAACCTCTTCGCTGACGGCGTCCAAAGCAACTGCCCATATGCCGGCGTTTTCGGCAATCGACAGTGATCGATCCAACACATCTTCCATCAATAGCCGCCCAATCCCTTTGGACTGATGGTCTTTGTTGACGCCAATTAGCGCCAGGTAGATCGCAGGAACATTAAACTTCGGGAATTTTGATGCCGCCGCCTCGGAAACCTCCGAGCCGACGAGCGTGGTAACGGTAAGCGCGTAATAGCCTAGCGGGCATTTATCCCCCGGCGCGCAAGCGACGAATACTCTAACTTTGTAAGCGGCGTGCTCGGTAGCAGCCTTATCTTTCAAAAACTTGTCGAGTAGTTTGTGGCCGCACGAAAAAGCCCCGAGATCCAATTCAGAATCTAGGGGCTTTATAACCAACGAACTCAGATCGATCATTTACCGCGGAGGGCCTCGCGCTTTTGCCTCATCATTTCAACGAGCTTCTTCGGCGGAGCCTTCGGGTTTTGTACCGATTCCATGAATTTAGCCATGCCATCGGCCCGCACAGAAACAGTTGTTTGATAGACGGATTCGTCTTCTTTTAGCAGCGCAGCCATATCGCACTCCCAGTGTTATCGTATGATTTTATAAGGCGCGAATTAACGTTTGGTTCCCAGCACTCCGTCGCTGCGTAAACGTCGAATTCACGTCCATTGAATATATGCATACGTCAAAGTTGCGTTTTCCGCAACGTTCCATGCAACACATTGTTGGTAGTTCGCGCGCGAACGTTCCAGCGTCGCATCACAAATATTCCGGCAATACGTAGGTCTTCGCACCAGTCAACGCAAGACGTCACGCGCGCGTCGTTCTGGGCTTCGCCTGATTCTCGACGATGCGGTCAACGCGCAGCGTCATATTGTCGACGGCGTCTTTCACGCCGCTGATAGAAGCCAGGATCTGCTCGGTGGTTTCACGCAGTCCCTGCTTCGAAACGTAGTGCTCAGCAACACGCAACTTAAAGCTGGCAAGATCTTCCAGTGCCTTCTCGCCCTTGGCCGCCGCCTCCTTGGCCTTGCCTTCAATGCGCCACCAGACGCCGGATACCATGCCGAGCAAGCCGACAAAGAAGAGAATCTGCTCCCACGTGATGGCGCCGGTCACGGCTTAACCCCGCAGAGCTTCGCCAACTTCTCGTTCTCGGCCAGGATCTGGCGTTTGGTGCCTTCCGTCATCTTGTCTTCGACGGAAGGCCGAACGGGGCGCGCAACGTCACAGTAGCTACCGGCCGTCACGCAGCCACTTACCGAGAGCGCGATCAACATCGCCGCCGCCCATTTCGTTGATCTCATCCTCGACGCCCCTCGCCTGTTTTATGGCTTTCGCGTTTGCCTTAGCCTGCTCCGCCTTGGCGTCAGCCTTCCCGCTGGAGCGTCCATAGAAAAAGGCACCCGCGACGATCGCGAGCGCCATGCCGACCGGAGCCAGCCAGCCAGTGATGCGGGACCATGCCGCGGCCAGTAAGATCACGTCGGATGCCCCACTTTGCGCGCCCACTGCCACCACGCCACCGGAATGGCACCGATAGCGGCAGCAATGCCGGCCTCGATGCTTGCCGCGACTGCAGGGTCGTCGGTGATCAGCGCCTTAACTTCCTCACCGATGTAGCCGGAGCCGTAGAGCCAGCCGGCGATCATGTAGAGGGCGATGCGAATCCAAACGGTCATTTCTTGCCTCCCTTGAGAAGCGCCAGCAGGAAGCGACCGAACGCCGCCCAGAAGCCGGTGGTGGCAGGTGCGGTCGGAGTGTTGGGCTTGGTGGCGTGATAGCCAGCGGTGCGAAGCGCGGCCTCAAAGGCGCGGCCGTATTTTTCAATGCGCGCGCCGTTCGCCTTCACGTCACCGTTGATGATCGCTCGCGAGGCCGCGTAGCGGTAACCGTCGACGGCGTCGTAGTCCTTCAGTTTGCGGCCGGTGAAGATGCCGCCAACCATGCCGTCGAAGAGGATGCGGATGGCCATAGGCATTTTAGCCGCGTCGTCAGGCACACCCGCTATGCCAAATCGGGCATAGTTCTCACGGCCGGTGATCTGGGCCAGACCGCGTCCACGGTAAAGCCAGCCGTCGCCTGGGTCGACATTGCCGAGCCTGCCGCCGTATACCTTGTTCGCGAGCCTCTGCGGGTTCTTGGCGTACGGAGCGGCCGCGGCAAGCGTAGGGAATCGACTAGGCCAGACTTCCGTCAGCCGCTTTGCCGAGTAATTGAGGTTTTCCGAGATGGGCTGCATCTGGCCGCCGGTTTCGTGATGCGCCTCGGCCAGGATTGCGGCGGCGTGCGTCAGCGGCGTGCCGCGGCGCTCGGCCTCGTCGAGTATCGCGTCGATGCCCTGCACTTGTGCTTTCTTGTTGACAGACAAGGGCGAGCGCACCGCCGCGAAGAATTTCGCGCGGTCCATTGTGGTCTCCTGTGGTGGTGGCCGGCAGTCGGCGGGCTCCTAGCTCCCTTGACGAATCCAACCGGATAATTGTCTCGTGAGGTCGAAGACACGGCGCGATTGTGGGGGCTGAAACGTAGATGAGTAGGTACAATCATCGCGAGGGCGATGTTCGCCGAGCCATGGCTATGCAGAATGAAAACGAAGCTCCGCCCAAAGATAGACGATGGGCCGAGATTGAGAGGGAAAGGCTCAGCGCGATGGGCAAACCTCACTTGGCGCCACTTGAGGCGAAACCGGATTTCGATTTCGGTGAAAAGCCGGCAGAGGTGCTGAACGTCGAAGATAGTCCAAAGGACATGCTGCAGCCGCGCAAGCGAATCCCGCGATCGAAGGAAGAGAACGAAGGCTGCCTTTACCTCGTCGAGCATCTTCTTGAGGCGGTGGAAGAAGGACCGCCACATGAAGACTTGGAGGTCATCTTCTCGATCTGTCGAAGCATTGAGTACCACTTCGAGCGGGACGCCGATGCGGATGTACACATCACCCTCACCGCAAAGCGGTTGGAAGGCAGGATTGCGGCCTCCATATCGACGGGTGGGGAAGAGCGCCAAGCCGACGCTGACCTGCGCGCCCTAATCGAGATACTCCGCAGCTACCTTCTCGAGGCAATCCGTTCGAGCACCAATGTTGCAGCCAAGAAAGTCGTAATCGAGCAGATAGGCCGACGTGGCCGGAGTGGTCGTGTCGTTCAGAAGAAGCGGCCAGGAGGGAGCAACGGCTAACGCGCTAAAGGGGAACGGCGCCTTTATTCCTGTGTAACGATAGCCTTGGTCTCTGCCTTCTCTTCCACAATCGTTGCCTCCTGAATACGAGACACCAGGTCAGCTACCGCGAAAACGGCACCACCTTTAAACGACGATGCGCCGATAATTTCCAGCAGCATCTGACGGTCGTTTTCTTGATCAAGGATCATTTTTTATGCTCCGATTAGTCCGTGGGTTGTGAGCGCAGCCTGCAGCGCCATAACGCGGCCAGCCAGTTGGGGAAGGGTTATGCTTGCGGTGTCGTAAGCCGTGGCCTTGTTGGTCGTGCCTGTCATTGCGGTCCAGCCAGTATCTCGAGCCCCAACGACCTTGACGCCCTGGTACTTGTAGAAGCGCCCGCCGGTTTTTAGATCGAGATCCCCGTTGAACAGTTCAACGAGGCCGTCGCCGAAGATGAGACTGCCGCCCGCCGAAACAGACGTTACGTTACAGAAAATGCGCCACATCCGGTCCGCAGAAGACGGCGAGTACCATGCGACGCCGTGGTTCGTGGACATCGCAAATGCATCTGCGTAGCCGGAAGTTGTGTCGATTGCGTCAGACGCGACGATCACCCCCGAGGCGTACTTGGCATTGTTGGCGGTTATCTGCAGCGCGCAGGTCGCGCGATTGCTTGCGACATTTCCAGTGCCGGCCGTCAGGCGAAGATTTGCCGTTTGACCGTTGTTTGATGAACCACCGCGGAGATCCCAAGGAGTCTTCATCGCAGCGGCGGCACCTTCATTGTGAAGCGAATTTTCCTCGCCAAGCAGGAAGCTATCGACATGAGCGCCAGCGTCCCACCAAGCATGAGTGTATTTCGCCCAAACGCGGTGAGCAACGGTCGCATTGTCGACGCGACAGACAGCGGTATGCGCAATGATGTTCTGCGGAGTGCCGGCCACATTATCGGACGCGCGAACGGCATCAACCGAACCGTATTTACCATTCGTCGAAATAGCGTAAGCCGTCACGACGCCGACACCGTCAGTACCAGGCATGATGTCGTTGACCCACGTCAGTCCGTCAAGCGCGGCAGCGCCGACGACCAGGTTCTTGCCCGAAACGGTGTTGGCCGCCAGCCACGACGCGCTGTCGACGCGCTGGTTGATGGTCGTCGGATAGCGGCTCGTTCCAGCCAGAAACTGTGCATCGTTTCCCGAAGACGACGCTGCGATGTTCGTACGAGCCTGAAGCTTCTGAGCCGCAGACTTAGTCTGAACGATATCGTAGCGGACCGTCTCAGATACGGTTGCTTCAGCTGCAGCCTGCGCTGCCTCTGCTGCCATCCGTGCGACCTCGCACGCGGCCAGCACAGCACTCGATGCCTGATCGCTGATAAGCCGAAACGTCGATCCGGAAACGATGCCAAGCAGAATCATGCCCGCAACAAGACCGCCTGCGGCGACATTATTGCCGGTATTCGTCTTGATCGTCAGCGCCGTTCCACCGTTGAAGCTGACCGTCACTGGGCTGCCAGTGTTCACTCGGAAGATGTTCGTCCAAACAAGCGCGGATCCGCTGACAGGTACGGAAGTCATCGCCTGAATCGCGTTAGCAGTCCCTGCGCCAACATCCGAAGCGATGATGAACGAGAACGGCAGGTCAGAGACCCGCGTCCACGAACCGGTGCCAGAGCCGCCAATCTTACGATAGATGCCGTTGTTGGCGACGGTCGCATCGCCGAGAACCCATGCCATGGTGTTGGCTGCGTAGTTCAGGCTGGCATCCAGAGATGCCTTAGATGCAAAGATCAGGCCGCCGTTCGACAGGAAGGCATTAATAATCGCTTCGTAGCCGCCGAGAAGCTGGCGAATCTCCGACTTCTTCGGCTTCTTGGCGCCAGAAGACGGCACGCCATCGGTTTCGTAGTCGCGAAACACAGTTGCTGCGGTCGCCATGCTTTCTCCATATAAAGAAAAAGCCCGCGCACTAGCGGGCCAAAGAAACTAGAAGGTGGTGAGATCGTCAGGTGACGACGAACGAGCCTGTGGCGACTGCTGCAGCAGCAACTCCGGATGGGTTGATCGCCCGCAGCCACGCGTAGTAGGTGCCGGGTGTCAGGCTAGTAACGACGCGCAGGTCGACCGCGCTCGGCGGGCCGTATTCGGTCGCGGCCAGCGTAGCCGTGCCGAGATCATTCACCGTGTTGATGTAAATTCGGCAGGCGAAATAGTTGGCGCTGTTCGGTGCGGTCCACTGGAAGGTCGCCTGACCGGCGGCCGGCGTTACGCCAACCCCAGTAACCACACCCGGCGCAACCGGGTCGGCGGTAGCGGTAAGGGTAATATACGACGTCCAAGCGGACGACGTGCCGCCGCCCCAGGCCCTCAGCCGAACTTTGTACTGCTCGCCGTCGACCAGATAGGCGGATCGAACCTGGACGGCGCCGGCTTGAGAAAATACCGACTGCACGCCAGTAGATCCCGACACACGGTCGTATTCCATCTCATAAGTCAGCACGTCGGACACGAAATCCCACGTTCCGAGGATGAAGGCCGCCGTGGATCCGCCAGTCACGACCTCTGTCTGAACAGTCGCCGCGAAGTTTGTCGGTGCGGGTACGCCGCCAGGTGGCAATGGTTCGACCGCCTCCCCTGGCTCCCCCTCCTCTGTGGCCGCATTGAACGCGTACAGTGACGGCGTTACCAGAATGCCAGAGAACGATATCCGCATGTTGCGCAGGTCGATCGTCACGCTCGAGGTGATCTCGACCACCGCCTCCGCCAAGCCTCGCGATGGGTAGTGGACCCTGACGAACCGTCGGTACGGCAAATTTCGGATGCCCTCGGCGGTGTAGTCGGCGACGATCGACACCTTGCGCGCATTGGCGCGAATGAACGTCAGCTTCTGCTTGCGCTGGCAGTGGTTGTGGCTCTGAATCGCCGCATTGTCGAATGTGCGCGTGCGCTCCGTGTTGTCGTCGACGACAGCGTAGGGATCGCCATAGATAGCCGCATCCTCTGTGACGTAGTCCTTCGCGGTGTTGACGTATCGCCCGCGGACGCCAAGCACGGTGTTCGCGCGCCGCTTGTTCTTGTCAACTCGGATGCTGAAGACGCTGTCGGCGGTAAGCCTTACGTCGGGCGCCACGTATTCGCCGGCGTGAACGCCGATCGTGCCATCAGCGCGCTCATAGACGACCATCTCTGCGGCCTCATCCATGATGCGGCCAACTTCGATCGGGTCGTTGCTGGCCCTGAACCAGAACCCGCCGTGGTAGCGCTTTTCGGTTCCGCCCGTTCGGTTCGTCACGTTCTGGTCGCAGACGTTGGCCGCATTGATCCAGTCAGGCAGATACATCGCGCTGTAGACCATCTTGCCGCCGACCGGGTGGCATAGATGCCAAAGGCGCATCAGCGCCAAATTTCGCGAGAACTCCCACGTATTCGGGTTGGTGTAGCGGTGTGAACCTGAGCCGCCCTGCGTGCTGTCCTTGCGTGGGTCATAGAGTAGCGCCCCATCACCGACGGCCGAATGCTCCGGCATCTGGTTTGGGAAGACGTCTAGGTGCTTCTTTTGATCGACAGTGCTGACTCGCATGTAGACAGACGCAAGTCCGTCTCCGCGGCAGTTATTGTTCCAGATCGTCGGAAATGCCGTCACTACGTCCGAATAAGCGGTCTCGGCGTTGGCGCCGTTGTGGGCTAAGATTTTTACCGCCGTGCCGAAATGCGCCGGCGACGTGACCGTGCCGCTGCCGTTGATCGTGACCTTCTCGTCATGCAGGTAGTGCTGGACAAGGCCCTGGATGCGGTGACCGGCCCAGACGATGATGTGGTAGGCCTTGCCGCCAGTCTCCTCAAGAAAGACGTAGTCGCCGCCCTTTTTGGCGCTGCCCAGAACATACGCAAGGGAAGGCACGCTCTGTTTGAGATTGTAGCTTCCGTCGTCTGGCTTTGGCACCTTGGGCTTCTCGACGAGAAAGCTCTGAAGGGCCGCAGCGCCAAACGCCAAGCCGCCGTAAAGCAGAGCCGACGTGCCGAGGTAGAGAGCGTTGGCTGCGCCCACGCTCGTCGCGATAGACGAAACGATCAGCGCAATAGTGTCAATAATGCCTGGCAAGTCGCCCTCCGATTTAGATTGTCCAGGCGGCCAGCATTTGTGCCGTCATGCGGCCGAAACTGCTGTGCATCCGCACGAGCCAGCCGCTGCCATCGTGGATGGCGCCAAATTGCCGCTTGATGTTCGTTGGGCTGCCGATCACGCCGATGTCGCCGACCGACGGATGCTGGATGCGTTTGCCGCTCGCCGGGATGCAGGAGGCTATCAGCGGGACGACCCCGCCATGGGCCGCGATGATCTCGCGAAAGCCAGCGTCGCTGTCGTAGGTGCCGCGCAGGTGTGGCGCTGGATCCGGGTGGCCGAGCCACACCGCCCAGTCGGCGAGCACCATGCAGCAGTCCACATGACCCGGTCGCCATGGGCGCGCGTTGTTGTCGGCGAGGAAGGCGGTGAGTTGACACGACCTGTGGTGGTCGCCATGCTGGAAGGCATGCAACTTGGAGAGGGTCATGGATATTCAGGAACTTCAGGAACGAGTCGAGGCGCTTGAACTGGCGATGAAGACCGTCACCCAGACGGTCATTGGCGTCGACAGGACGCTCAGTGGCGCGCTCAAGGACGCGTTGCGACGCGCAGCCAGCGAACTACCGGACGGAGTATCCAAGGATACGATTGAACGATTTCGCTCTCTTCACGAATAGCTGATTCAGCAATCACTTCGGCTAGATATCGCGGAATCTTGACGTCGGTCGGGGAGTAGTTCAGCGGCGCCGTGCCGATGTCCCACTCTTCAAAGGTCTTCTTTTCTTCTGCCATTTGGCTCTCCTACCAGTTAGGCCACTTAATGGTGGCATCCCGCATCAGCGGGACACGCTTGCAGAACTCGTCGTCGGCCGCTGATGGGTTCAACAAAGAAGAGCGGGCTCGCTGGTCGACGTCGGAAAGGACGGCGCCGTTGGTAACGGTTCTCAGCGTGAAGCGGTTCGTCACCTCAAGATTGACGATCGACTTGATGCCGTCCTCGGTTGATTCATCGGCAACGTCGAGGTTGTCGATCTCGCCGGTGAAGACAACAATAGGCTCACCGTCAGGCTGCTCAAACTCGTCCAGGATCTGCAACTTGACTACGAACGGCGAGCCCTGAACGCTCGTCGTCTCGTCGTAGTCCCATATGCTGTCGGCAACCGATTGACTGATCGAGATCAGGGACAGCGCAAGCGTGAACGCCTCGCCGTTGATGGCTGCCTCGATCGACTGCAGCGCGTCCTCAGTGAACTGCGCGGGCCGATAGAAGTTGCCATCGCCGTCGACGAACGTGCCGCCTGAGCCATCCCAGACGCGAATCGGGTCTTCCCCCGGCAACATGACGTCGCAGAGGATGCGTAGCGATTTGATTGCCATTTAGCCTCCCCCACGTGCCGTCAGGTGGCGTTCCAATAATCCACCGCCTCGACGAAGCTGATCGATGGCGATGTGAACTTGCCGACGGCGTTCTGGTCGATGTCCATGCCGCGGTCCTCCGCCAGGTGGCAAAGGCACGTAGGCTGGTCGAACTCGAGATCGGCTCCGGCGGGAATGAGCTCACGCACCGACGGTGAAATCGGCAATGTCCAGATATCGCCATCCACGCTGGTAACAGGACCAGTCTCATAGAGAGCGTGATTGTAGCTGAAGCGCACGCCCACGAGGTTGTCGTCGGCGTTGATGATCCGCAGCCGGATCGACGTTGCGCCAACCGGCGTAACGCCGTCGGTCACGACCGAAATGGCGCCCTGCACATAGGGCGTGTCGTCATCAAACGGCGCGTCATCGCTGTGCTCCGTGTCGATCACCGGCTCGAACTTGCCGGAAACGTAAGGCGCCGACAGCGAAGAGCGAACGCGGACAGCGATAAGACCAGAGCGGCCGCCCAGCTTTTGCCGGATTGCTTGCCAAGTGCGCCATGCGTCGCGATTGCGGTTCTGGAGAACGATTCCCGAGTAAGATATCTCCCAAAAACCCAAATCCGTCCGAGTTGTGGGCTGGACCCCGCCGAGCGTTCGCCCGCCGGAGCGCGTGAAGGGCACCAAATCCGCTGATGCGGTTTGGGGAGTGAGTGTGCAGAGCGGCCAAACTATCACGTCACTCATCTCCACTCCCCACCGGCCTTGGTAGCTTGGTATTTTGCCATGGCGGCCGGCGCCTGCTGGTTCGCTGCCGAGACGATCTTTGGGCTCGCCGCGGTCACAGTCTTTTGCGACACCGATTCCACGAAGGGCAGAAGGTTACCGTTTGAATCCGCGGAAACGCCAACCGTGACATGAACCTGCTGGTTGCCGCCGCCGCTCTGCGATGCCTTCGGAATTGCTGGCGCCTGGAACTTCACTGGGATGCTGCGACCATCTGGAAGCGGAACCGCTGCCTCTGGGCCGGCTTCGCCGAAAATGGCAGCCGATCGCGACACGCCCCCGCGGGCAAACTTCTTCAGTGGCTGAGGCCTACCCCGAGAGGCGATGCCGCCCTTGGCAAAGCCGAAAATGCCACCAAAAAGCCCGCCGAGAATACCGCCACCACCGCCACCGCCAGTCCCGAATACGGAATTCAGCGCGACGTCGACTAGCTTATCGACAACCTTATCGAGAGCGTTAGCCAAGGCTTCGGCCGCAGACTTGCCGCTCCGGAGATCGGCAATGAAGCCGCCGGTGATATCCTTTGCGGAATTCTTGAAGTCATCGGCAGCCCGACGCACGTCTTCTTGTCTTTGCGCCAGTTGCTCAGCGCCAGCGCTCGCCTTCGCGTACCCCTCAGCCAGCGCATCAATGCTGGCTTCAAGCTATGGCGTGATCGTCAACCCAGCCTGCTTTGCAGCATTCAGCAGATCCTGCTTTGATGCTGCGAATTCAAGCGTATAGCCGTAATCGTCGATAAGAGGGTTTAGGCCAGCTTGCGCTTCGGTCTCCGCCCTGATGGCTTCGGTGCGTTCTCTGATTTGCTCGGTTTCGCGCTGGAATTCGTTGGCTCCACCACCACCTCCTCCGCCACCGCCGCCTCGTTTGCGGACGCCACCGCCGCCTCCGCCGCCGCCAGATGGCGGCTTGAAATCAACCATTGACACGGGCGCGACCGCCTTTGCCTTGCGCTTGCCGCCGCGCGTACGCGGGCCGCCCAGAGACGTGGTCGGAGCGCCAACGCCCTCGGCTGGCACTGTCTCGATGCCATTCTCGCCAAGTTGGAAGCCGCCAACTACGTCTGGCATTGCGGCGGCCGCAGCGCGGACCTGGGCGAGCTTACCCAAGACTTCATTGAGCCTGGCAATGGCCTCGCCGTTATCGAACCCGAGCTCAGTGTTTAGCTTGATGCGATCCTGAAGCGTCTGAACTTCGTGCTCGAGCGCATTAACGTCGTCCTCTGCCTGTTCCTTGTCGAGATTAATGACATTGCCGGCGCCGTCGGTGGTGCCCAATAGATCATTGAGATCCTTGAAAACCTGAGCATTGCCCAAGCTGGACAGGAAGCCATCAAACTCATCCTTCGCATCCCTGATTTTCTGAACCAGTCCAGAGACGTCGAAGCTGTTGATGGCGCTAGCGGCGCTATTGATGCCTTGCGCGAAATTCTGACTGGCGCCGGTAGAATTGTTAAACTCACGCGTGACCTTAGTCAGGGCGGTGTAAAGGTTGTTCGTCGCCTGGCCGATGGTCGCCGTCGACCGCGCAGCCTTCTCCTCAAGGATGACAGATCCAGCCTCGAAGGCGCGAAAGAACGCTTCCGATGAAATAGCACCGTCGACCACCAACTGCTTCAGCTGCGAAACCGACCCGCCCGCCTCTTTTAAGCCTGCCGCGGCTGCTTGCGCGATGGTCGGGGCGCCTTCCAGGATGGAGTTAAACTCCTCCGCCTGCACCTTGCCGCTGCCGAGGGCCTGCCCCAACTGCAGAAGCGCGCCGCTTGCCGCTTGCGCGTCTGTACCGGCAACACGTAGCGCAAGCGCTACGTTGTTCGTGAACCCCAGCAGCTCCTCGCTGGTGACGCCGAGCTCTTTCTGTGCTTGGGCAGCCTTGCTGTAGAGGGAAGCCAGCGTTTCAATCGGGGCGCCGTTTGCCAGCGCGGCCTTGGACAACCCCTCGTACACGCGCTCGAGTTCAGCGCCCGAGAGACCTGCCACCTTCAGCGAGTTGTCAATACGCGTGGCGGCCTCGGAGAGACTGCCGAGCCCACGGAGAACATCAGAAAATATGAATGCGCCAGCCACGGCAGCGCCTGCCTGCACGAGCGAAGCAGTCATCGCCTTGCCAGTAGTCGAAGCCTGCTTCTGAATCTGCCCAAGCTGCCGGTTCGTGATGCCACGAGCCTTGTTGAGGGAATTCTGGTATCCCTTAAGGTCCGCGCTCAACTGGACGACGAGACGTTCAAGATCGGTTGCAGCCATTCAATTTACGCCTTAGAAGTAGAGAAGCATGCGCAACACGGAGGCGGCATGAAGAAAATTGTCCTGGTCGCGATCACAGCGGCACTCCCGGCCGGCGCTTTCGCCAACGAGATTGATGACGCGATGAAGCGGATTGGCCCTGCGTATATGTGCGGGCCAACCCACGAATATCGCGATGCGCTGGACGGGCTAAAGCAAGCGCTACTAAATGCTGGCGTACCGGATGTGCTGACCGGCTATGCGGTGAGCGGCATATCCAACTACGTGACCAAAGAGCACGCCAAGAAGCGCGAGATGATCACCGCGAAAGAGTGCGCGGAGGTATACGGCCGGGCTTAAAACCCGCCATCGTCCTTAGACTGGAGCCACTTCCAAAGATCGTCGGCCTCGGCGCTGGACATCTTGTCCTCACCGCCGCCATTGGCCCTGACGTATCCGTCGAAAGCAGCCATGAATTGCCACATTGACATGGCGTTCACCTGCTGCGGCGTGAAACCCATTGCGGCGCCAACACCGTAGATAGAAGCGAAACGGATCTTGCCGTTGGGCAGATCCTCTACGCTGCTTCTGGAATTGGCGCCTCCGGCTCCCCCACTGGCTCCTCGGGCGCACCCAGAAGGCCAGCGGAGATTACCGCAATGGCAACAGGATGGCTCTCAAGCGGAGGCCGCTTCTCGACGTAGTTGCGAACCTTCCGCAGCGCATCCGCCGGCGGCATCCCGCCTCCGACAAGACCAAGGCGAATGACGTGGGCAATGTCCTGCACGCGCCACTGGTGAGAGTGAAGGCGGTGCAGGATCATGTACGGGCCAGCGTCGCACTCCTCTTGAAGGGTGGCGAGCTCGCCCCACCCGAGACGGAACGAATACGTACCGTCTGCGAAGTCGAGCTCAATCCTGGCGTCGCGAGCCATTAGAACGTATCCGTCCGGACCAACGCGCCATCTGACTGCATCGACACATTGAGCGTGACGCGACCGCCCTGCTCGGCGCCGATTTCCAGCGATTCAACGTGCATGCTGCCGGTCCACGTTACGGTTCCGGTTGAGAATTCGATTTCGACCTTCACGGCAACCGAATTGACGCTTTCGTAAGCGTCTAGCCAAGTCTCGACGGCAGATGCAGCAAGAACGCCTTCGCCGGAAACACTAGCCGAGATGCTCTCGACGTCGCGGCCAAGGGTGATAGGTGCATCGGGATCATCGCAATCCGGAAGAGCCACTTCAGAAAGCGACTTGGAAAGAGTGAGCGACTTCGAGGTGAAGCCGCAAGGTGCGGTATAGGTGCCGGTGCCTGCGAGATCGAGCAGCACGCGGAATTTGCCAAAGCGAGCCGTTACGGGCTGGGCCATGTCGTGGTCTCCAAATTGTGGTGGTGTTCCCGGCACAGCCGGCGCGGTTGGTGGCCGCTAGTTGACTTCGACGAACGCCGTCACGCTGATGATTGCGCGGTTGGTGGCGCCATCGCTTTCGCGCTGGTAACGCGTGATACGGTGGCGGAGGCTCACCAGCGCGTTGTCAGCCAAGGGGATTTCAGCTTCATGCAGGGCAGCCCGCACGGCTCCGGAAAGCTTCCGGACCTCAGCACTGCCGTATGCTTCGTTTGGCCCCCACGAATGGCAGTCTATCTGCATCGTGACTTCAAGGCCGTCGATGCAGTCGACATCGTCGGTGACGGCGTCAGACGGCCCCATCGAGATGTAAGGCGATTCTGCGACCGAAACGTCAGGCGGCCGATCGTAGACGCGCGATCCGACGAAACCGGCAACAACTGGATCTGCCCTTAGTGTCGCGATAATCGCGGCGGCGATTTCGTAAGTCGGATCCACTAGCCGCCTCCCGCCACTTCCCTGGCCGCTTTATTGATTGCCTGAGTTATCCTGCGCTTCACCTTCTTCCTGTTCGCTCGGTAGCTAACGAAAAAGAACGGAGAAGCTGGAATCGTTGGAATAGTTGCGCCGGCAAACCTGCCGCCGGCCGTGTGTGCCGCGGTACCGAATTCCACAAAGCGCCCATAGAAGGCATCGGCACTGCCAGCATAGATCGTGATGGTGTTCTCGCTGCCCGTGCTGCGAGATCCGCGCCCGCGAACTGTCGCAATGGTCAACGCGCCCCTTGGCGCATCTCCCCATGTCCAGTTGATGCTGTCTCTCAGATCGCCGCTATCGACCGACACAAGAGATTTCATCATGGCGACGATTTCTCGCGCTCCATCCTCCATCGCATCGCGAATTTTCCGTTGGGCGATGATGGGCAACAGCGCCAGCTTGCGATTGAGCCGATCAAGGCCAATGACCTTCGTCATGCCGCGGCCTGCGTGCCGATTGTCGCCAGCATGTCGATATACTGGTTCTTTTGGTCGACATTCACCGGCGGCGACGTAATGGCGTAGATTTCGCCGGTCCTTGCATCCACCGCACGGTAGGTAGAATCCAGGCCGCGCGTAGCAGCATGAGAGCGCACTCGGATTGTCACGGGCTGCAATCCCTGCAGTCGCGCGCCCGTCACAGCCTCTGAGCCCATGCGCGGGATAATCTCGGCAGCATCAGTGAACACTGTCGAATACTCTCCGACGGTCGGTGTCCCAAAGCCATCATCGCCTGCGATGCGCCGCTGGAAATTTAGTCGGGACCGAAGTTTTCCTGACGTCATTGGCGGGCTTCTCCGTAGGTTCAGCCTTGCGTGCCGCGGTTGCGGCAGCAGCACATGCTCGGGTGACGTTCTTCACATCACCAGCCTTGAAGGCGATCGTGACTGACGGTCGAGGCTTCCAGTCGTAATCGGCCAGAAACCTCACCCACATCAGAGGCTTACGCCGGGAAACTGAATATCTACTGCAAGTACGCTGGTAGATTTTGCCAGGCCGATGAGGCAGACGTATTCGCCGGCGCCGACATCAGCCAGCAGACACAGCCCACCTGCGGTATCTGATAGGTATACGGCCTGACCGGCAGTGAGCACGGCACCGACAGTCAAGTCGCCAGACTTGTGAACGGTGATCGGCTGGCCGTCGCTTGCGCCGTTAAGCGCGATACCGCCAGCCTGTCGTGCTGCTGCGGTGGCCGAGTTGCTGTCGGCAAGCATCCATTTCTTCGTGGTTGCGCTTTTGTAGACGGCCTTACCGGCCGTGATTGTTTCGCCGGCCGTACCGTGGTCTTGCGCGGAGTTTGCGCCGGCAACAACCGCGCTCGGGGTTACGGAAATGTCCGCCATAGAATTCTCCCTGCGGCCTACGCGCCGCGTCTCTAAGGTTTAGGCAAACCGCCCTACGCGATACCTATCAAGGATCGCGGCCACGCCCATCGGCAGATCGACTGCCTTGATATCCGTGGTGACCGCCTCTCGGTTTTCGTAGAAGTGGCCGACGAGCAACTTCAGCGCCGCTTTCAAGTCAGACGGCGCCTGGGTGTACCCGCAGACGAAGGTCACCTTGACCGCGCCAGGCTCGCAGACGAGAGACGGCCAAACCGCATCACGTGCGGGCCAAATCCTGACTGGCTGCTGGTCTAGGTCGGAGCGCCAGGAGGCTACAGTGGCTGAATTCCCATCCGCGTCCGTGTACGCAATGCTGGTGATCGAGGTCACCGGACCAAGAGGTACGATGATTGAGCAAGGGAAGTGATCAAGAGACAACCTCCACGTCTGCGGCGTCAATGCGACGCCGATGCCACTCGGCCCCTCGATCACGGCAGTCGCAACTTCGACTAACTCGGCAATGTCCTCGTCGTCATCATCGTGGAGAACCCGCAGATGCCTTTTTGCTTCTGCGAGCGAAATCACTGGCGCGGCCGGCTCTACCGTCCTCACCAACCGCGACCATTCGTTCATTATTTTGCTCGCTTCGATTGCGTGACGGCAGGCGAGGAGTCCGGGATTCGCTCAGCAAGGGCTTCCCAACCGGTCCCCACCTGTTCTTTGAAGAGGTCGGCGTCAACGATTTCGCCTCGGCGATATGCAAACGTATCGCCGGCTAGACTTGATAGAACTTTGACTTTCATAGGGAATGGGAGGCCGAAGCCTCCCTCCTCTCGTTAGGACGCGGCGTGCTGCAGCGTCTTGACCGCAGCAGCGTCGAGCAGTTCTCCGTCCAGACGGGTGAAGCCGATGAAACCGGTCTGATCGTAATCAGCGTAACGCTCGACGAGGCGCCGAATGGCGAACTCGCGAACCATACGGACGACGTATCGATTGAACGCGCCGAACACGACAGACTTGTTCGATGCGCCGATCGCAGCCACCGCCTGGTTGATGCTGTACGGCTTCTCGAGAATGGTCGCCGGTGCTCCGGTCCTAACATCAGCCGGCTGCCAGACGTAGCGGTCTTCTGCATCACGAATCTTCCGGAGCGCCTTCAACGTGCCATCGTTGAACATCCAGCGAGTGGACGGGTCGTCACGGTAGGCAGGGTCGACAGCATGGAAGAGGTCGATCAGGTTATCGAAAGTGATAGCCGCAGCGGCCGCAACGCCGGTGACAGCGGTCGCCGCAGTCACAATGCCGTTCGGCTGGTTCGAACCGGTACCGACGGTCAGGTGTCGGTTGCCGATACGACCGATGCGTTCAGCCATGGCAGCGCGGACGGTGCCCTCGACGTCAATTGCAGAATCCTGCAGCAGCTCGGCGGAGACCAGCACTACACCCGAGGTGTATTTATAGGCGTCAAGCGTCTTGGTTCCGAATGCGAGCTCGCTTTCAGTGACCTGGGTGTTTTCGCCGATAAGTGCACCCTCATTGGAGGTGTCATCCATCGTCGGCCAAGGGATCGAATTGCCTGTGGACGTCGTCAGCTGGCGAGTGATACCCGGATCCAGCATAGGCCCCCAAGCCTTGAGCGACTTGACCAGCTCGGCCATGAAGCCCTCCGGTACAAGGTAGCCACCCTTGGAATCCGTCCCAACGCCCTGGGCTCGCATCTCGCGAACGATTTTTCGCTGTTCAGCGGGCATGTCGTCGAGGCCGTGTCGCAGGTAGCTGCGGAAGGCGGCAGCACGAACTTCAGCCGCATCCTCCTGTCTGCCACCCTGAACCGAACGGTCTTCACCAGTCGGGCGGCGCTCATCGCCAGCATTGAGGTCGCGCTCGCGCTCTTCAAGCACCTCTTCGCGCTTGATGCGGGCTTCAAGGCGGTCGAATTCGGCCATCGCAGCGTCATGCTGGGTTTCCAGCTCGGCGACACGCGCTTCTGCGGTGTCATCCTTGATGTCGGCAAGCAGTGCGCGGGCGTCAGCGACAAGCTTCTGCTGCTTTTCGCGCAGTTCAGTAATCTTGGACATGTGGTCTCCAAACGAAAAGAGCCCGCAGTGCGAGCTCGATGTGGTGGTGGTTTTGGTGGTGACAGCGCTGGTCAGCGCGTGCTGCGGACCTTGATTTCAAGGCCCATTTTGAGGCGCGCCCTGGTTTGGCTCGCCTTCGTTACCGGCGCTGCCGCCGGATCTTCAATTTCTTCTGGTGCGGGCTCAGCAGGATTTGCCGACCGCCACTCCTGCAAGGCTCGCTTGCCGATCTCGGTGTCGTCGTAAGCTGGCCACGCGACTGCGGAGACCTCAAACAGGTCAACAGCCTCAATCGTGCGTGTCGGGGGATCGACGGTCTCATCCCATGACTGCTTGGTCACAGAAAATCCGAACGACATGCCGGACACATCTCCTCGCTCAACAAGTTCCCAAAGGTCGTTGCCGTCGGTGGTGTTCGGAATATCGATCTCGACGCAAAGGCCCCTGGAGTCCTCAGCCAACCGCAGCGTTCCGCTCTTCGTGCGTCCGATTACGCGGCCCATGTCGTGGTCGACGAGGGCGCGAACATCACCACCGATAGCGCCTGCAAAGGCACCTGGCGCAATGCGCTCCGTCCACCAGCCGCCGATGTCGGCATCGCTGTTGAAGACTGCAGCGTATCCTACGAGGGTTCGTTTCTCATCGGCGGAACGCGTTTCTACGCCAAGCGTGCCGCCACGTTTCTCGATCTTCGTCATGCGGCTTGTGCCTCGTTGTCGGGATTGTTGTCGTTCGCAGGTGGTGCTGCATCAGTGCTCTGCATGCCGAGCGGCACCGTGGCGCCCTGGATATGCAACCTCTCAGCCTCGCCGCCGTGCTTCGGCCAGTTCTCCATCCCGCGCACCTCATCGGGTGTGTAAATCGCGTTCTGGATGCCCTTGGCGTAACCTTCCATACGGGTCTTAAAGTCGCCCCGTTGGAGCGCATCGAGGTTGAACTCGCAGAACTTCGTGCGATTGCGCGCGCTGAACAGCTTGAGGTTCAGTTCCTGCTCCCACGCCTTTACCCACTGCGAAATCAGGTGTTTGACCAGATTGAGGTCTTGCTGCTCGGTATTCGAAAACGTGCCGTGGGTTAGATCCTGCAAGAATACCGGAGGAATCCCGTAAATTCTGGCGATTTCCTCCACTTGGAAGCGGCGCGCCTCCTCCATCTGGGACTTGTCTGGATCGACGCCTACAGGCTTCAATTCATGCCCTGTCGGCATGATCATGACGTTTCGACGCTCGGCGTTAGCGTCTCGCACCGCCTTCTCGACGTCTTGCGACGCTCTCGTGGCGGCTGCCGGCGATGGCATCGGGCCATAAAGCGCTAGCGGAGGAACACCACCGTTCGCAAAGAACTTGCGAGCGTACTCGTCGAGCGCAAGCGCTAGGCCCACCGCTCCTTTCAGCTTCGTCACAGGATCGACGTGAGACACGCCATCCGGCTTCAACATGAAAGTCAGGTCAATGACTTCACTGGCCGCGTATGTGACGTCTCGGGTGCCGTCCTTGTAATGGTAAAGCTTTCGACCGTTCTTACGCTCGATCGTCAACTTGTCGGCGTCTAGGGGCCAGATATTCATCACCCGGCCAGCTTTGTTCCGTTCAATGAACGAAACGCCGCGGCCGCGCAGGAGAACGCTGATCATCATGCCCTTGCGCCACATAAACGACGTCAATTCGTCATTCGGAGCATCATGCAGGATGCCGTAGAGCGGATCGGACTCGACAGTATCGCGCCCATCGCTGCTCTTTTTGTAGACCTGCAAGGGAAGGCTGGCGATCGTGTTGGCGATGAAATTCACCGCGCACCACACGGCCGGCACCTCAAGCGCTGTATCGTGCGTGACGGTCACGCCGGCAACGCCGTGCCATTCGCCGAGCAGCGAACGCCAAGCATTGACGTCAGACAGCGGCACGGCCGGATTTTCCAAGCTGGCCCGCGTTTCCGCGGCAGCTTTTTTATTAAATGGCCACATTAAACCACCGCTATTCTGAAATCGGGATTTTCCCAGGGAGACGGCGCCGGAGCGCCAACTGATGACCGCAGATGCAAACCCAGAACCATGATTAGGGCGATCGCGCCGTCAATCTTGTTTTCTGGCCGCTCTTTGCGCGGGTACACGTTCTCTTTTGCGTCGTGGTGGCCGACGACATTGCCAACCATCCACGACAGCGGGTCGCGAGGCCCATATGGGTGCGCGATCTTGCCGGATCGCATCAACGCGTCGAGCTCTTTTGTTGGCTCTGAGAAGTTCTGAACCGTTTGGCGGTATTCAACGACGTTCGCGCCTTGCTCCGCCAGATGGTTGGCCATCTGCTGCGCCTGCCATGGATCGTAAGCGATCTCCAGGACATGAAATCGGCCGGACATCTCGATGATGTCCTGCTCAATTCGATCGATGTCGATCACGTCGCCTGGCGTGGCGACAAGCTTCCCCTCGGCTTCCCACCCACGATAGGAGTCGTTACGGCTGTCGATGATGGCCTGCTCCGGCACGTAAAAGCGGGCGAAGGGGTACACCTTACCGGCCCGCTCGAACAGCGCAACGACAGCGGCAATGTCCACCTTAGACGCCAAGTCGACCGCAATCCGGCAAGGTTCGCCGGCGAAGTCCTCGATATCTAGCTCCTCGTCTAAGCAGCGATCCCAGGCCCGCATGTCATAAAGCGCCTCTTTCGTCTGGATCCAGACGTTCAAGTGCTTCGTCAGGAAGTTTGCCTGAGATGCCGGGGACGACATCGCCTTGCGGCAAAGCGCAGCCACGTGCTCCGGCTCGACCGAAATACCGTAGTTCGGATTGGCCTTTCGCCAGGTGGTCTCTTCGGTCCAATCATCGTCCTTGTCGATCGTGTAGATGATACCGAAATAGGTGTTGTCCTCGGCGGTACCCTTCAGAAGATTGATCGTGTAGGCGCGATGCTCGTAGCAAATGCCAGTCTTGTCTGCGCCCGCGGTGGTGATGGCCCACACCATCGACTGGTTACGCTTGCCGGCGCCAGTTTCGATCGCGTCGTAAACGCTGCGATCGCGGTGGGCGTGCAACTCATCGATAAGAGCGAAATGGACGTTCTTGCCGTCCAGCGAATCGGCGTCAGCAGAAAGGGCTTCAAAATAGCTGTTCGAACGCATCTGAATGATGCGGTGCGCCTCGACATCGATGCCGAGTGCGTTCCGGAGACCAGTAGCGCGCCGAAGCATCGCCTGGGCAGCCGCAAAAGCGACCTTGGCCTGGTCGCGCGTTCGGGCCGCCGAGTAGACCTCCGCGCCGCCCTCCTTCTCGCCGAAACCGCAATAGAGCGCCGGCCCATCAGACAGCGTTGTCTTGCCGTTGCCTCGCGGAACCTCGGTGTAGGCGCGCCGATAGCGACGCTTCCCGTTATCGTGCCGCAGCCACCCGAACGCCGTCGTGAGAATGAACGACTGCCACGGCTCTAGCGTGAGGCTTTGGCCGGCCAACGGCCCCTTGATGTGAGGCAGAAAGCACGTGAACGTGCAGACCTTCTGGGCAGCGTCATGATCGAAGTAGTAGGCCCACCCCTCCTCGGCGCGGGCCAGATCGTTAAGCTGCCTCTGGCAGGCCTGCTTCACATACTCGCAAGCCGATATGCGGCCGGCAACTACGTCAAGGGCATAGGCGTGCCCTGCCGCAACGTGCGGGTGCTTCTCGACATCGATTTCCATGATCTCACTTGAAGTCTGCGAATGGATCCGCTTCTGGCTCCTTAGCGCCTGGCGCCTGAACCTTGCTGCGGTCGGTCGGACTGAAACCCAACTTCGAAAGCGCGGTGATCAGCTTCGAGATGCCGCCGCCGTCGAGTTCGTTCTTGCGGAACATGGCCATGAGTTTCACGGCGATTTCGAGCATGAGCCGATCTGCGTCTGTCAGCCAGAAGCCGTATCCAGCCAAGTCGTTCCAGATTTTGCGCTCGGCGGCGTCGAAAAAGTCTGGGGCGGCGCCGACAGCGCCAGCGGGCTTCGGCTCGTCTTTTCGCTCCGCTTTGCGCTGCGGATCCTTCTTGTACGCACCCTTCAATTCGAGGGCAGCCGTCGGCTTCCTCGGCCTTGCCATGGTGCCATCTCCAAATTTCGAATTTTGCGGACGTGAAAAATTGCTTTGGGCGCCGGTACAGCGGCAAAGCGGTTTAGAAGCGATCCTCACCCCTCCCCGTTGCGCTCCTCGCGCTGCTTGGCGCTGTTATGGTGGTGGGCGCAGAGGGACTGGAAAGGTCCAGACCAAAACAGTTCGTCGCTCCCGCGGTGGGGCGTGACGTGATCACAAACGGTCGCCGGCTCGACGATTTCATCCTCGATGCACATAACGCAAAGAGGATGTGCACTAAGTTGCGCTTCTCGGATCAGTCGCCAGCGCTTGGTGCCATACCATGCACGCCAGGGGGTGTCGTAACGGACGCGGTCTGCGTCGCGCTTGCGATCTAGTGTGGACCGCTGGTGTGCCGGCTTGAAGCTCGGAGGTCGAGTGGGCATCAGAGTACACGCATTCGACGACTCGCTATATCGTCGCCCGCACATCAGCGGACGGGCAAAAAATGTCTCTAAATCAGTTCCAGATCATCAAGTCCCTTGGCGAGGCGCTCTCGTGGTTCGAAAGGGAGCTCTCTTGGGGCGTTCCCGCAGCCGAGCTTAACCACCTGACTGGGCGCATCGGCGAGCTCTACACTGCCATGTTCACCTATGGGCAGATGGCAACGGAGGTCAACCAACGCGGCTATGATGTCGTTAGCGCTGCCGGCGAACGCATCTCCGTGAAAACGGTAACGTCTAGCACCCACGTCGGTTTTAATCATAACACGTTCGAGCACGTAGACCGTGTAGTCGTGCTGCGCCTCAATACCGAGGATATGGCGATCGAGATCCTCTTGGACAAACCCGCGGGCGAAGCCCGCACCGCCATGAGGGAGGACAAGGGCGGAAAGCTAATCTTCCCGATCTATCGGTCTGCGGCTCAAGCCGATGAGGTGTCTGTCGCCGATCTGCTTGTTACCAAACAAGCGCAGCACAGAGGATACACGCTCAAGCAGTATGAGAACGGGACGATCCATGTAGAGAAAGACAACGTTGTGCAGCAGCCTGCATTGCCGATTTTGCGGGAATTCGCTGCTGAACTGCAGATCGATCCTCTCAACAGTACCGGTTCGCCGAAAAACACCCGCTATTTAGGTGATCAGATCATTCGAAAGATCATTGAATTGCAATAG